AGACTTGCCTGTGCTTCTTCAGGAAGAGTCAATGCTTCATTCATCATATTCTGAGGTTCTGCAACATTAGGAGTCGCTAGAACCTGATCCTGCTGAATACCTGGAAGCTGATTAAATAATTGAGGTGATAGTTTCATATCGTAATTGCATCAAGTTAAGAGTCTTTAGATGATGGACCCCAATTCCACTTATAATCATTCATGGTATAAAATGTTTGAAGTGATCCAGATGTTGTTCTAAGAATATCTGCAGTATATTGAATATCTTCTCCTTCTTTGACTGCCTGAGCACTGAGTCTTTGCTGGCTGGCTGCGAATCTTGCATTCCTTGCAGCAGAGTCAGCATTTTGTTGAGCAACATAAGCATTGTGTCTGCCCTGCTTCATTGCAGTCTTTTGAGACATTGCCATATTGAATGCAATGGTTTGTGTATTAACATCATTCTGAAGAGCCTGAAATACAACTGCATCAACCGGAGATCCTTCATTAACTCTTGCTCCAGAGGATGAATATGCAGCCCTCATGGTCCCAACTCTTGATGCCCCCTGTGCAACACTTAAAGCAAGCTCTGCAGATCCTCGAATCTCATAGGCTTTTCTGAGATCCCTAGCTCTTGTCATGAAATGTGCTGCCTGTTCATCTCCTTTGTCTTCTAATTCTGTTGCATAGCGTTCATATTCACCGGCCTGATTGAGCATCATCTTGGCTTTGGTTTTAGAACTTTTCTTCTTTGCTTCTGCTCCTTTATATCCTGAATAAGCACTTAATAAAGCCAACCCAAGGGCAACCCATTGAGCCCAGGCTTGAACCACTGGACCTTCGTATTCATAGGATTTGGAGGATTCTTCAACCAATTCTTTCTTGGTTTCATCCCACTTCCAGACAACTTCAGTATATACTTTCATTATTCCCTTAGATCATTGCTGGAATAATCTATTCCAATAAATAAAACAGTTGCAGGAAACGGTTGGGCCACACGGACCAATACCGATCCATCATCAAATGTCTGATTGCCAATACGAAATACTTTAACTCCAGTAAATAATGGGACTGCTTCTCCTGCGACATCAGAACCCTGTCTGAATATAATTTGATCCAAACCATCGCTATCGGCTCCAATCTCAAGTCCCATAGATTCCAGTAATTTGATGGAAATCTGATGAAGTCTTGTTTTGGCTCCCAACATATAAAGATTCTGTTCTCTTGCTAATGGAAGCGTTTCCAGATCGGAAGTATAGGTTAATCCGATTCTTGCCCTGGTGACATTCGTGGCTAAAGTAATCGAAGATGATGCAACAGTTTTGGAAGGTTGTACGGCTCCTTGTCCCAGAATATCAACCGATTGTCCTTCAAGATGCCCCAGGTTCGTGACCGAGGTTGTGTATTCCAAGATTGTCACTGTTCCACTTCCAACATCAGAATCAGTAAGACTTACTGCATCAGTAGATCCAAATGTTGGAGTGACTTTTAATGCAGTGGTGGTAAGACCACTTGAAAGCACATAATAGATTTTATTTTCTGTTAATCCTGCAGGAAGATCCCTGGTTGATTCAAATCCAACCAAATCATCTGCTGACAATCCGTGTACTCCACTGAATGTCATCAAACTTGAAGAAACTGAAGATAATGTAATATCTGCACTGGATGCCTGTATCGTTTGATTCAGTTCCAATCCTGAATCTACAAAATGTGCTTTTGCAGGAACAATATCGTTTTGATCATAGAACCGTTCAAAATACTCGACATAGCGTTTTGTTCCTCCATTAATGGTTCGTTTCACAATCATCCAGATCTGATCATGGGTTGAAGTGGGAATTGATACTATATCTTCAACAACTGCTGTGGTGCTGTCAGTTCCATTGAAGGTTCCTCCAATCTCATGGATTGACCATGCAAACATGTTGAACTGGCTTACATAGGTCATTGCAACCAATTTCCCATTATCCAAAACTCCCCAAATCAAATGACTCGGCTGTATCTGAGACACCAATCGTTTTACTCCACTTAATGTGATGTCTTCAGATCGGATTGTTATATCTAAAGTCTTCTGTCCTTCTTCCTGGGTTGTGAAAGGGATCTCTCGGATAATCCTTTTGCCTCTTTGAATGAAGAGAAGATTCTGATCAATTTGTAAAGCATTGGTCTGATTTGCAACTTCATACGAGGTTGCTTTTTCAATGGTGAAATTGAATGGAGTGAGTGTGTAGATAGTCTCTGTACCATAGAGATTAAAAACTCCTCCTGTCGTTCCTAATGACAGTTTCTTTCCTGCCATTATCCAATTGATGCGGTCTACTGTATCCGAATCAATGGTCAGAGTTACTGCATTATCATCATTGATCTGATCTGCAACAATACGGGCTCCTGTTGCAGAATAATCATTGGATGCAATACCAGCAGTTTCAGTAGGTGCATAATCATAGAAATCACCTGATCTTGAAAACCAGATGGTCTGTGGATAAAGAGCAGATCCTGCAAATACCAGCCTTTGCTGATAAATCTCTACTGTACGAGGCCAACCGTCTTCTTCACCCCATGCACTGATCCTCCATTCTTTTGTAGCTGTTCCAGATCCATGAGCAACTATATCCTTGACACATGTTCCTATAACAACCGTTGTTGACAAAACATGAGTTATTTTCATATAACCCCATTTAATCTGTTCTGATGGAATGGGATTGATACGGATCAAACGACCTACATCTTTAGAAGATGCATAATAAGTTGTTGATACAGAATTGATGGTTGATGTTGTAGTAGATCCTGTTACATCAAAATAAGCACCAGATGCAGTTATTTTGATGTAATCATCCTTGTCAAACTTTTTGGTGGTTACAGTGACTTCTGTATCTGAACCTGTAAAATCAACAGGAGGATCAGGAGCTCTTGAAGTAATTCCTTCGGTTAACTGAAATGTATTTGCAGTTGCATTGACTACATAATAATCCTGATTAATTGGATGAGTCGTTGATGCATTACCATCGGATATGGTGATAATCTGCCCATCCAACAACCCATGATTCTTAATCTGAATCCAGTTGTCTGTAAGATCTACATAACCTTTTCCAATAGATACTGAACTGACACTGGTTCCATGCTGATCTGCATACATGGTTGTTGTTGTCTGATTGACATCTGCCCATGGTCCATCTTCGAAATCTATCTCTGTAACGGTCCAAAGTGTGTCATCAGATGCTCTTCCTCCTGTAGAAGCATCTGCAGCTCTTGTTAGTTTTCTTGGTTTATAATCAGGATGAGCAAGGAAAATAACATCAGCAGATTGGGTATAACTTATGTCATCAAGCTCTGATACAGACCAGGGTACATTCGTACTTATTTCATAAGCCGTGGTTGTTGATCCGGTTACATAAAGAACTGCACCATTTTTGAAGAATCGGATGTAGGTTGCACCAAACTCCAGAACATAAGAATCACCAGCACCAAAATTAAAAGGGATTAGTCTTGCCTGACCATCAGACTTAGTGGAAGCAGCATAATACGTTCCTGGTCTTCTGGTAACAGCACCTTGGGGCAGAACCACCCAGTTCTTTAAAGTCTTGAGAGCAGCAGCATATGTCGGCTCATCTACAAGACCCTGAAACCTGGGAGATACCTGACCTTCGGTAAAACGTGACTGAACCGCTTTAAACCGTGCCATCAGCTATACGAATATCCTGTCGATGGAGTGCTGATATTCCGTCTATTTGAATAGCCTCGTCTTGCCAGTAAGAATTCGTCTGATTCAATCCTCTCTGGAGTTCCCTCCATTGCATCATTGGATCGAGCTTCACTCAAAGCAAACTGGAACTTTTGCCACATCTCTCTTTTCAGATCGAGGTTGCCTGTCAAGGTTTCTGCTATTTCATAGCCGAGTCTCAGCGCAATTGCCTGAATCAGAGTGGCATCAAAAAGGGTGGTATCCGTAATTTGGGCGATGTAACGAATTTTAATCGAACTACCGTCAGAAACAATATTCCTTCCTTCTATCTTCCACTCTTGATCAGGATCGTCTACTTCCAGAACACGAAGGCAGTCTGTAGGTAACGCAAAGGAGTTGGAATAACCCCAATTCGGAGTACCTGAGACTGCCAAAGTTGCCCTGGAAGTTGCACAATTCCAAGGATGAGTGCGAAGAACAGCATCTCTTGTATCATCAAAACGGAGGTTACAAGCCCTCGCTCTTGAATTCGCTTCTGTCATGCTTGTGATTAATTGATCACCCAGGTTAGATAAAGCGATATTACAGATGTCTACTTGAGATGCCATGTGTCCTCCTTACTCAACTACATAGTGAACGCAAAGTGTGACTTGAGCAGCAATGTTGATTGCTGCATCAAGAATCGACACTTTAATGTCCAGCATTCCACCTGGATCAGCAGTGACCGAAGCCATGTGATCCCATGCTGGAAGAATACCTGCGGTATGATCACTAATCAGTGATGCACTGCTTGCTGATGTGCAATCAAGCCCATTAGTAAGTGCATCAACATCATATCCTGCAGACAATTCTGCAGTGATGGCATTCCAATTCTCTTTGGTAGCCCAAAGGCCGACATCAAGAGTTGGAGATCCTGAAGATGCCAGATCATCCCAATAAATGGTTGAGGTTGGAAGAATGATCGCATTCGAGGGAATGCGAGCCAGATGATAGGTTGATGTTGCAGAATCATCATTAGCCGTAGTTACGGTATCAACTGAGATTCGCAGTTTGCCATAGCTGAATCGGGAATCGAGTACAGCAATAGGCTCAACCATGCTTGCATAGGATGCCAAGGGGCTGCTTGTTACAAAGCTTCCGGTCTTGGACCCAATATTAGCAGTAACGCCCATATTATTCCTTTATGGTTCGGGTTATTGATTAAGCACCTTGTTTGCACTCGATCTCGACAATTCTGTCTTCTTCGAGGCGAACGGAGCCAATGGTCATCGTCAGGTACATTTGGTTTGCATAACGCTTATCAGGACGAGAATCGGATCGACCAGTAATGTCTCTCCACACGCAAAGGCCAAGGCCATCACGATGAAAGGCAATACAACGGTTAATCGCTGGTGTCTCTGAGTTTACAGTTCCCAAAGTACGAGTATTGACGAGTTCGGATTGAATGAACCTGAATCCCATAAAGGTATCCACCCGTCCTTCTACCAATGCTCTAACCGAGTTGTAATCAACTGATCCAACCTGGGTTGTTTTGAGCAAGCTGGCGATTTCATCTGCAGTACAAACAATGAACAGATTCGGATCTTGTCCTTCGTTGTAATGAAGAGCTTCGTTCTCCATCAGAATCTTCCGTGCAGCAATCAACTTATCCACGGTCATACTGGTATTAGAAGTATTGCTACCTCCATACGGAGTGTTATTGACACGAACAAGTCCTGCTACACCTCCATTGGATACTGCTGCAGTTTGAGGATTACCATCGGCTGCAACTGAAGATGCCGGCCAGGAACAGGTTGATCCTGCTGCTTTTCCAACTGATACATCAGCAAATGCTGCATCGATGATTGTCTGATCCATGGCACGAGACATTGCTGCTGCACCATTTCTGACATACATCGACTGAGGATCTGCAAGAACACGCAGAACATCTGTCGTATCGATTAAATCGGCCCAATCGTAATCGAGCGGTGTTACCCGTCTTCGATCATGAATGGTATCAATTAAGGGAGTATCGGCATGTCGTGCCGTGATGAGTTGTGCTGAAGTCTTCTTCAGCCGATCCATGTAATACTCTTCACCGACTTTTCCGGTTTCAAGCCTTACAGCATTTCTCAGACGAGATCCTTCCTGTTGAACAAGCAAGGAAACATTGTCCGAATACATTTTGACCATTTGGTCTGTGATATTTACCGACATAGAAATCCATTGATTTTGGGTTAGTTGCCAACATCATTCGGAATTTCCCTGTCTCCAGGATTCACAGACCTACGATCAATAACGGATTCTATATAGAATTACCCGAATCCGTAGGTGGTAGGTTGGCTTAAACGACTTTAAATTAAGTCAGTTCATAAAGTTTCTTCATTTCTTTAACAGCATCATTATGACCAGGATGCTTTGCATCCATATAACGCTTCATGAATTCAGGATCTGCTTGCTTATCCTTAATGGATACTTGAGCCTGAACAGGAGACATTGAATTAAACTGTCCGTCTGCAGGAGCAAGCATATTATCTTCGGCAAGCATTGACCCGATGTTTGAAAACATTTTCAACATTGCAGGATGTTCACCGATTCCAGTTTCTTCCATCAGAGATATAGCCTCTTTGGGTGCAAACTGGTTGAAT